GACGATTCCGACCTTCAAAGCGTGATCGATGGCTTGGCTGATCGACTCGGCGACCTGCGACCCGCGATGGTAGAAATTGGCGAATATATGTTGCTGGCGACGCGCGATCGCTTCGACGGAGAGCACGACCCCAGCGGCAATCCCTGGACGCCACTCAGCCCTAGCTACGCCAAGGCCAAATCCCGCAAGCCCAGCGCCCTCCGTGGCATCCTCACACTGAGCGGCCAACTGCGCGATACCATCACCTATGAAGCCCTCCCCGAAGCCGTCGTGATTGGCAGTAACAAGATTTATGCAGCGACTCACCAGCTTGGCCGTGACAGTATTCCGGCGCGGCCATTCCTAGGCGTGAATGAAGCCGACCGATCGGGGATCACCGAAATTCTGCGTGACTATTTGGAGTAGTTTGCCGCTCATATTTTGGCTTTTGTGAGCGACAAACTAACTTGTTGCTCACTGGTGAGAACCAAAGCGGGCTAGACAGCACCAAACGCGGGCGACACACTTGGTTAAACGCCATTCGTGTGTGTTATGCCATTGCAAATCTTTACTGCTGGGAAACGAACTGACGCCAATGGTGTGGTGGTGGATTTTAGCGAATCCCTGCTTGCCAAGATTGCCGCTATTTACGACCCGGCTCTGCATGAAGCCCCCCTGACGATCGGCCATCCGAAGCACGATGATCCCGCTTATGGGTGGGTGTCGTCGTTGGTGACGGTGGGCAGTCAACTAATGGCGGAACCGAAGCAAGTTGACCCGGTTTTTTCCGAGTCGATCGATGCGGGCCGCTATAAAAAAATCAGTGCCAGCTTCTACCTTCCTGGCTCTGCGCATCATCCCATCCCCGATTCCGATGTGCCGTATTTGCGGCATGTGGGTTTTCTGGGTGCGATGCCTCCGGCGATCAAGGGTATGAGCCCGATCGAGTTTGCCGATTGTGAAGAGGGTGTCTTCTTTGCCGAATGCGACTGGGTCGTGGCTGATTTGGCCAGTGCTTTGGGCCGGATGTTCCAGGGCTTCCGGGACTGGCTGATTGATGACAAGGGTTTGGAAACCGCCGATCGGGTTTTGCCTAGTTGGGGGATCGAATCCATTCAGCGGAGCGCCACCCAGCTCACGGCGGCGGCAATTGAAAAGACCAAGGACAGCCCCGCAATTCCTCTTACCTATAGCGAACAGCCTATGCCAGACCCCATCCTTGATGCCCGTGAACAATCCATTCTCGATCGAGAACGAGCCCTGAACCAACGGGAAGCGGCGAACTTTTGCGATTCGCTGATCCAGGAAGGCCGTGCCCATGTGGCTGGTATCCGGGACAAAGCGATCGCGCTCCTCACTACGCTGCCGGAAGCTGATTCCGTCCAGTTTGGGGAAGGTGATGAAACGGCCACGCCGAAGGCCCTGCTCGAAGACATCTTGCGGGCCATCCCTAAGACCGTCGAGTTTGCCGAAATAGCCCCGGCCAGCAAAACCCCGCCATCGGTGGCCAAGAAAGATCCGCAAGCCATGATGAAATTGGCCTCGAAAAAGGTGGCGGAAGCAAAGGCTGACGGTGAAGACTTGCCGATGCCCGAAGCAATGCGCATAGCTGCTAAAGAACTTGGAATGGAGGAAAAAGCCTAATGTATGACAATCGACAAGTAATTTTTGGGGGTACGGCTTCGATTGCGATCCCGGCCTATCACATTGTTGCCCACGCCACCACGGCAGGCCAAATCAAGCAGGCAATTGCCACGGATACCGCGATCGGCGTCTCCAGTGACACCCCAGCCATCATCAATAACCGCACCGACTATGTCGCCCATGGGCCGCATCGATTACGGGTAGGGGCAGCAGTTACGCCCGGCACTTGGCTTAAGCCCGATGCTAGTGGCCGAGGCATCCCAGCGGCTGTCGGTGAGGCCGCGATCGCCCGTGCTATCCAATCCGGAACAACTGGCGATCTGGTTGATGTTTTCGTTCAACCCTATAAGGTGTAATTTATGGCAAGATTTACAGAAAATCCCGTATGGTCGGGCATTTCAGAGCTTTACCGCAACCCGGAATCAACTTATATTGCCGACGAAGTCCTGCCGATCGTCCCGGTAGCTGCGGAAATCTTTTCGGCTGACTATTACCCGGTCGAATCTTTATTAGTCGCACCGGACAATGAAGTCGGTCGCCTCGATCGACCCGTACTCTTGGACTTTGAGGCAAAGCAGCGCGAGTTCAGGACGAAGGATTATGCCTATGATGCGCCGCTACCCAACTATGACGTGCAGCGGGCCGAGCAGCAACGCACGGGCCAAAACAGTGGCTTTAATCCAGAGGACTACGTTGTCCAGGGGGTAACCGAGATCCACACGCTGCGGCGGGAAATCCGGGCAGCGAACCTGGTATTCAATCCGGCCACTTACCTGCCCACTCAACGGCAGGTTGTGGCAGGCCCCAGCCAATGGACGAATACCGCGTCACGCCCGATCGACCAAATCATGACGGCGATCAATGCCATGTTGATCCGGCCCAACCGATTGGTCTTGTCCCGCGAAAGCTGGACGGGCCTGAGCCGCAATCCTCAGGTGGTGGAGGCTGTCAAAGGCACCGCCGCCAAAGAGGGTGTCGCTAGCCTTCAGCAAGTGCAGGAGCTTTTGGAGATTCAAAAGATTGTGGTTGGCGATAGCTGGAAATCTGTGGCCGATCGGCAAGATTTGGGACGGGCAGCGGCAAACATCAATCGGTTGTGGGGTCCCCATGCCGCGTTGCTGCATGTGAACCCGAATGTCCGCACCACTACAGGCTCTAACCTTTATACCTTCGGCATGACAGCCCGTTGGGGCATCAAGAAATCCGGCTGGATTGAAGATCCCGACATGGGTGCCCGTGGTGGGCGCAAAGTGCGTGTCCTGGAGCATTGCCGCGAGCTGATCACCGCATCACTCTGCGGCTACTACTTCGAGAATGCCGTGGCCCCCGCCGCGACTCTGAACCTTAGCAACGTGATGTAACCATGGCAGAACCCAAGTCCAAAGAAACCACGGCGGAAGCCGAACCCAAGGTCGAACCCAAGGTCGAACCCAAGGCCAAAAAGGAGCCGCAGTATCGGCCCACGCGCAATTGGCGCTACGGCAAACTGTACCTCGAAGGCGAAAAATACAGCCTGGAGGGCATCCCCCAAGACGATATCGACAGTGCCGTCGAGCAAGGCTATTTGGAGGTCTGCTAAATGGCCTATGCAACAGTTGAACAATTTGTCGAAGCCTTTGGCCAGGTCGAAGCCGTCGAGCTGACCAACTTGGATGACTTGGAAATTGTTGTTGTGCGGGATGAGATTTTGGAGCGGGCATTGAATGATGCCAGCGCCGAAATGGACTCCTACTTTTGGCGTTACACGCTGCCCTTTGTCAGCTTGCCGCAGCCCCTCATCGGCTGTTGTCTGGATATTGCCCGTCACCGCCTCGATCGGGTGCGGGAGCGGGAGGATGTGCGGGCACGGTACGAAGATTGGCGCAAGTGGTTGGAGCTGGTAGCCAAGGGCACGATCCGGCTCGGTGTGGATGCAGCCCAAGCAGCGGTGACGCCCCAGGCGGATACCGAGGTTTGGTCTACCAGCGCTGATCGGCAGTACACGAACGATTCACTAGCGGGTTTTTACTAATGGAATACATCGTGCGTGGGCATTTGCACCACGAGGGCAAGGATTATCAATCCGGCGACCTGATCGAGTTTGAAAAGGACGACGAGTTGGCCGCAGCGCTCGAAGCCAAAGGCACGATCGTCAGCAAGGAAGCGGCGGAAAAGGCTGAAGCTGAAGCCGAGAAGGCAAAGGCTGAAACTGAGAAGCCAGCGGCGAAACGGGCAAAGGCCGATGCTCCAGCAAGCTGAACAAGCGATCGTCGATCGATTGCTCAGTATCCCCGACTGGCCGAATATCCGGGTGTCAGCTTGGCCCGATAGCCCATTGGAGTTTGGTCGGGCACAAATGCAGGCCGGAGTCTATATCCGGTTTGCGGGGCTGAATCTGCCACGGGTCGAAGGCCATCGCCAAGACTACGTGCAACAGGGGACGGCAGATTTCGAGATCCGGTTGTTGGTCAAGGATTTGCGATCGCACACCGGAGCCTACGACTTGGCCGAGTTAATCCATCGGCGCTTAACCGGGTTCCGCCTCGCGACGGATAACGGTTATGCCTTCGGACTCCCCGGCCTATTCCTGACCAAGTTCTCTCTGGTCGATCGGTATAAGGAGTCCAACCAATGGGATTGGGGCGCTATTTTTTCAACTCAGGTAACTTACGAGGGACATTATGACGATCGCAATTGGCCTGGGTAACTCCGGCATCCGTACCACTGATATTGCTGGCGGCCCAATCAACCAGAAGCTGTTGGATTATCCAGTATTTAGCTTTGAGCTGGCGCAGGACTCCACCCAACAGGAAGCCCTGGCCTACGTGGCCGGGAAGCACCAAATCGAAGAAGCATTTGAAAGTGCGGTGACGACGACGCTGAAGCTCTCGACGGAAATCCCGAACTGGCCGATGATCGGCTTCGCGATCGGGCAGCTCCAGCGCACCCTGACCAGCTTCACGTTCCCGGTGGCCAAGCGGGCAAACGTGCCAGCCAGCGGGACAGCCGAGATCACCGATACCGACATCACGACGACATCCTCGGCGAAAACCGTAGTCGCGATCACCCGAAAGGGCACGTGGGGCGAAGCGGGGCCACTGACCGTCGTGACCACCGTCCCCACGGCGGGGCAAGTTCAGGTTGCTGGAGCGACTGGCAAACTGGTCTTTCATTCGTCGGCAGCGGGCGCTCCTGTCTCCTACGTAATTGATAAGACTGAGACGATCGTGGAGGGGTACGGTGGCCCTGGGACGCTGGCAAAAATTGGGGAGATGGAGTTCTTCGGCGAGGTCTACACCAACTCCGCCGCTGGTACGGACGGTGGGACAATCTGGATTCCACGGCTCCAACGATCGACCCGCCCAACGTTCAACTTCTCCGGCGATAAAGTCACCCTGGAGAACGAATTCAAGTGTCTGTCGGTCTCTGGGTGGGAAGAGCCGTTTGCGTGGATTCGCAAGGTCGCGGCTTAATGTTGGATTTGGCACTGACCACTTACGAATTTGAAGGTGTGGATGGGCTGATCCATACCTTTTCGGGGTGTTCGTTGGTGGGGATGTTTGAGTTTGCCGATCGGGTGGCTCAGGTGCGCCAAATCCTGGGGGAGTCCTCACCGGATATGCCTGCATCGGCAATCTACCAGAGTGATAAACGGTTTCGCTGGACAGTCGATCGGTGCCTGAGTTTGAACGGCATTCAGGCCGAGTGGGTCAACTGGGAAATCTGTCAGCAGTTGCTGTTTGACCCAGGGATTTTGCTCCAACTGAATCAACCGAAACAGTCGGCGAAGGCGGTGGGAGGCAAGGCGGCGTCACTGCCCGAACTGATTGCGGGGATTGCCCATGTGACGGGGATGGCGGAGGCGATCGAGCTGGCCAAGACCGAGCCATTCCAAGCCGTGTTGGATATTGCCCATGCCTATGGCGAATTGGGTAAGACGCCAGAGCAGAAGCAGAAGGATGACTTTGAGGATTGGGCCGATCGGAAGCGGGCCGAGGCCGAGGCTCGACGGGCCGCAGCGTAGGGACTGGCAAATTTACCAGTTGAGTGAATCATGGCTGGCGAGAATATTAAATTAGGGCTGCTAATCAGTACCACGGGTGGGAAACAGACCGTGGCCGAGTTGCTGGCGATCCAAGCGGCGTCGAAGCGGATTGCGGATGAAGCGCCGGGGATTGCGCGGTTGGCTTCGGCCTTTGGGATTAGTGGGGCGGCGGCCCAGAAGCTGTCGAAGGATCTAAATAAGACGCCGGATCAGATTCTGGAGATTGCCCAGTCGCTGAAGGCGATGGAGCGGGCGGGGGCTTCGTCGGCGCAGCAGTTGTTGTCGTTGTCAGCAAGGTTTGGGATTACGGCTGAGCAGGCGCGGAAGCTTCAGGCGGCAACGAAGGGCGGGTTTGAGGGGCAGCAACAGCAGGTGAGCGCGCTGGGCGGTGGCGTGGCTGAGCTGGCATTCAAGTTCAACAATGTGGTGCAGTCGATTCAGTCGTTGTTGGCGGCGGCAAAGCCCGCCTACGACTTTTTGATTGGGTCGAATGAGGAGCTGAATGCCCAGATTCTCCGATCGCAGGCGAACTTGGCGGGGGCAACGCGGGTCTTTCAGGGCAACACCGAAGTCACTGACCCCACCGAGAAGATTAAGGCCACTGGCCCCGCAATTTCGGCGGCGTTGAAGCAGGTCGAAAAGGATACTCAGTCGCTGGTCGGTGTCACCTCGCAGCAGGTCAACCAGTTTTTCGACTCGACTTTGCAAAATGCGGGCCGTTTGGTGAATCAGTCGAAGGAGTTCGGCGACCCCATCAAATCGGCAACGGCACTGACCAAGGGGTTCGCCGCATCGTTCAAAGTTTTGGGGTTGGAAGCGGGTCAGATTCAGTCGGAGATTCGATCGGTGCTGACTGGTGAGGAGTTGGACAACAGTACGCTGGCGAAGGGTCTCCAAATCACTCGCCAAAACATCCAGGAATGGCGCGGCCAAGGGGTCTTGGTTGACGAACTGAACAAGCGCCTCCAAGTTTATGTCGCCGCCAACAAGATTGCGGCCAACTCGATCGCGGGTGCGGGGTCAAACGTCAAGGATATTTTTGAACGGGTGGGGCGTGAGGCCGGGAAGCCACTGCTTGACCCGCTGATTGACCAGCTGAACCAGTTGTTCTTCTTCTTGGCTGATAATGAGCAGTCGTTTGTCAGCTTTTTCACCGGGTTCACTCAAGGGGCAGTGAACGTTGGGGGGCAGGTGGCTACGGCACTTAAACCCGTGCTTGACAACCTGATTGATATTTTTGAGCAAGCGGCTCCATTGGCCGAATCGCTATTTAATTTGGTTGGGACAGGGGCGATCGCGGCATCGGAAGCCATTAGTGCTAGTTTGTTGCCGAAACTGTTGGAGGTAATCGCGTTTGCGGCTAAGGGTATCAATGACCTGGCCGAACTTGTCCAACTGCGTCAAATCAACGACGCGGCTGATGCGCTGGAGGCGCTGACCGGGACGACCAATGCTTATAGTCAAGCCGCGATCGATACAGGCAGCGCACTCAAGGCCCTGAACAAAATCCAATCGGAGGGCGGCAAGCTCACGGCTGAACAGGAAGCCCAACAGCGGAAGCTAATCACATCAGCGAAATTGCAAGTTACCAGTATTGAAGATCAGATCAAGGCTCTCAAGCAGTTGAATCCAATTTCAGCCGACAACCGTGAACAGCGCGACGCTCAGGTACGGAGTCTGGAAGCAGTGAAATCGGCATTGGTCGGAAGCTCAGGCGCAATCCGAATTGAAGGTCAGGAGCTGAAAACCCTGGGCACTTCCTACGAACAATTGGCGAAGAAGTCTGCCGAGGCCAAAAACGCAATCGCCAATGCCCAGACCAACCAGGAGGCAAGTAAGGCTGCCAAGGAAGACATTGACCTGATTCAACAGAAGGTCGAGCTGGGTGGACTCAGTGTGAAACAGGCGGCGGAGGAGTTGAACGCGATATCCTCCAACGTCAAACTTGAAGTCGATGTGCGGCAGAAAGCAGCAGAGTCGATCGCCAAAATTCGCAAGGAAGAACTCCAACGCCAGACGCAGGACATTGATGCCCAGTTAGCCGAAGTCCAGGTGGCTGCGGATGCTGGGAAGAAAGCCCCAGTGGCCGCTGCTCAAGAAATCACCCAACTGAAAAAACAGCAGCTGGATTTGCAACTTGCGGATCTCACCGCCTCACTGGAACGGGAGAAGGCCCAGATTGAGCTGGTCTCAAAAGCCAAGAAAGACGCCCTTGACATCGAATTGAGTGCCAAATTGGAGGCAATTAACCGAGAGGAGTCAGCCTTCGCTGATGGCAAGGGCAATGAGAAGAACCTGGCCAAGTTGCAGCAGGAAGCCGCCGAGATTGAAGGCAAGGTGAAGCAATTGGCTGCCTCGGCGGCAAGTGCATCCAGTCCCAAACTGAAGGAACTCCAGACTCAGCAGAAGAAGCTGACCGCCGATCGGCAAAAGGAGGAAGTCGAGGGCGAGAAGCGCGTCCAGGAAGCCCGCATCACCGAGATTGAGCAGGCCAACACGAAGGCCCTCGCCGTCGCCACCCTCACCGAAACCCGCAAGAACACCGAGCTGGCCAAACTCCAAGCCGATGGCACCATCACGGCCAGAGAAGCCGAAGGGAAGAAGCTGCAAAACACCCAGGCCCGGATCGACGCCGAACTCAAGGCCGAGCAAACCAAACTGGCGGCGTTGCGAGCCATCACCGCCAGTAATCCCGCCCAGGCAAAGAAGCTCGAAGCAGATCGGGCATCCTCCGAACAGAAGATTGCGGCCCTCCAGGGTCAATCGGCCCAGAACGAAATCGCCATTCGCAAAAACGCCCTCGACCAAATCACCCAAGCCACCGAAGAAGCCCGCCAAAAGCTCTCCCTCACCGAGAAACAGCGCTTCGCCGAGCTGGCCGAACTCGAAGCCCAAGGCAAAATCACCAAGGAACAGGTCGAGTCTGAGAAAGCCAGCCTCACCGAAGCCCGCATCGGCAAAGAACTGGCTCTGGAACGTGAGCTATTGGCCAAGCTCCAGGCCCAACCCAAATCCGAGGAACGGGATAAAGCCATCCTCCAGTCGCAAACCAAAATCGCCGAACAGCGCATCGCCCTGGTCGAGTCCGTCGCCAAAAAGGAGGAGGCAATTCGGAAAGCCGCGATCGACAAAGTGGAGAAGGCCAACAAGAAGGCATTGGACGCGATCGAACTGGCGGGCCAAGAGCGCCTGATCAGCACCCAACAGTTGATCAACAAGGGCGTCATCAGTGAGGAGAAAGCCGCCCAACAGAAATCCGCCATTCGCACCGAGCAGCTCAAAGCCGAACTCTCTGCCGCCCAACAGCAGCAGGCCGAATTGGCGCGACTGGCGCAGGGCACGACCGGGAAAAGCCGTGAGGATGCGGAAAAGGCCGTGACCGAAGCCCGGAAAAAGACCAACGGACTCACCCTGCAATTGCTCGAAGCAGAGAAGTCGGCCCAGGATGAACTGGCGAAGGTAGCGATCGCCGCGATCGACAAGCAGCTCGCGGCCAAGAACCGCCAATACGATGCCGAGCTGTCGAAGTTGGCCCAGGTGAAACAGTCCCGTGCCAGTGCCACCCAAGTCGCAGAGATTGCGGCCCAGCGTGAGACGGCAGCGGTGGAAACGGCGACCAAAGCGATCGAGCGGCAAAGCCAATTGCTCCAAGCCAAAGCGAATTTGATGCAGGCGACGACGGCAGCCGCGACCAGTGAGAAACAGATTGAGGTCGATCGGGCCAAGCGGGCGGTGGAAGTCCGCAAATCACTGGAAGGCCAGAACTTGTCGGCTCAAGAGCGGGCCGCATTGGAGCGGGAGTTGGCCAGCCTCGGCGCATCCAGCCAGCAATCGACCATCCAACTGCTTCAGAAGCAGTATCAACTGGAGAATCAGTTGGCCACCCAGAAGCGGGAAGCACTCAAGGCCGAACAAGCTCAAGCCCAAGCCCAATTGGAACTGGATTTGAAGCGGAATCAATTGGCCGCGAACCGGGCCGTAATTGAAGCCCGCATTGGGGAACTCAAAGCCAAGGCCGCCGTGGCCGATGCCCAGGCCGGATTGCAGGAACAGCGGGTGGCCAGTCAGCGGGCGATCGCGGCGGCTCAAGCCAACTTGGCCAAGGCCCAGAAGGAAAACAAGCCAGAGGCGATCGCCCAGGCCCAAGCCGAACTGAAAAATGTTCAATCCTCGGCTGTGACGGGCCAAAAGCAGGCCCAAGACGGCATCGCCCTGGCACAACAGCAAGCCGGACTGGCAACCCAGAACACCCAGGAAGCGATCGCCCAAAAAGCCCAAAGTGCGGAGATCGAAGCCCTGACTCGAAAGACATTGGAAGTGCAGCAACAATCAGTGCTTAAGCAATTTGAGGCGGCGGAAGCGGCTCGGATTAATGCTCAAAATCTTGAAGCAGCCCGTACTGCGGCAGAGGGCATCGCCGTAGCGATGGAGC